GAGTTTTTCCTCGTTGCGGCTGGCGATCTCCTCCACGTTGCGGGGCTGCACGCCGCGCATGTTGGTGATCGCGTTGAACAGGTCGGCAAAGCTCAGCCCGTCGATCTGGCGGCGGCACTTGTCCATTTCCTCGCCGATCGCGGCCACGGCCTGGTAGGGCATCTGATAGGGGATCAGCACGCCGTCGCGGTCCAGCCTCGATGCCGTCACCGTACGCCCTGGCTCGCCGGTCAGGCGCACGCCGGGTGGCACGATCTTTTCGGGCTTGACCATCTGGTCGATGGCTTCGTTGCGGCGCTTGGCCTGCATCTGCAATTCGCGCAGCGCGGGCAGGGCTTCCATGCCGGGCGAATGGCCGTAGGTATCGCCGCCCACCACATCCCAGCGGGGCGCCCAGAACGGCTGTTCGTTATAGCCGGAAAGCTTGAGCAGCCGATCGCCGCGAGACGCGGCTTCCCAATAGACGCTGCGCCAGGCTTTTGAACCAAATCGGTGTGGGTCGTGATCGGGATCGGGCTCGATCGCGTGCATCACCTCGACCACCGCCTCGTACTGGCTGCGGTCATAGAGCGCGCGCACAGCGGGAGAGACGGCGTCACCAAACGTCTCGACCGCCTGCTTCACGCTCATCGGGCACGTGCGGTACAGCGTGTCGGGCACCAGTGCGTCCGACAGGGCAATCCAGTATTCGCCGAACGTCAGCGCGTGGCACACCGCACCCGCATGCGGGTGCTCCACCATCACGCAGGCTTCGGTGCCGAACAGGCCCATTTCGCCATACCCGGCCTTGGCCGCGCCATAGAAATTGGTCGATGCCAGAAAGGCATAGATCCGCCGTTCCACCGCCGAAAGCCAGGCGCGCACGCCTTCGGCCTCCATCAGGTCGTCATCGGCAGTCTTGAGTGTGAACCATGGCCGCGAGGCGCTGGACAAGCCCGATGTCATGCCATTGGTCAGCGTGCGGAACGCTTCGATGCCATGGGGATCGAACAGCGTGCGGTTCCACTGCCGGCGCCGCGCGCCCGAACGGTCCTTGCCGCCAGACAGGAACCGCGAGCGTGCCGGCTGGGCAAAGCGGGCGATCTGTTCGGCTTCGGCCTCGTAATCCTGGCGCACCGATTTCATCACCGCCAGGCGCGCTTCGCAATGGGTGCGGATCGATTTGGGATCAACCAAGGGTGCCTCCCGAACCAAGCGCGGTGGATGAAACGCGGGCCGCGCCGGTTAGCCCCAGCGGCGAGGTGACCATCCCGGCCAGGATCGCACGCCGCCAGCGGCTGTTGTCCATGGCACCGGTTGGTGCCCCCTGGTCCGGCAATTTCAGGCTTTGTCGCTCAGGCGCGGTGGGAATGGTGGGCGTGCTGCACATCTAGGCACCTCCGTGTGTTGAAGGTGCTTCTATGCTCGCGGGTTGCGGGGTTGAATCGCTGGACGCCGGTCAGAAAAAAGCCCCGGCCGTTTGGGGCCGGGGCTTTGTGAATACGCGGCTGGTCGCTCGTTCAGCCAAGCTCGCCATAGCGGCCGGCACCATCGTCGGTGTGCGCTTCGGGTTCCAGCCAGGCGGGCGTGGCGCGTGGACCCACTGCTTCGGCAAACGTGCAGGCCAGTGCGTCTGCCCAGTCAGGGCTGGGTAAGCCACGTCGCTTCATGTCGGGCTTCTTTTCCAGTTGCACCCGCGTATCGTCGGCAGCGAATGAATAGGTCGGCCCCATCAGGTCATCGCGCAGCCGGTCGCTGTCGGGCACTGCCCCCTGGTTCAGCCAGGCGCGCATCCGGGTCCAGATCTCCGCGCGCTTGTTGGCTGTCGGTACGCTGACCCCGGGTTCGAGTTCGGCCTCGCGCCCCTTGGCGCCAAACCACACCTCGATAACCGGCAATTCGCCCAGCAACTGGCGCAAGCGATCGACCACCGCCGCGCCCACGTTGCCGGCATCGACAAAGATCGCATCGGGCCGGTGTCGCTGCGCCTCCAGCGCGATATCGCCCGCCAATTGCATCGCATCCACGCCGCGCCAGCTTTTCCACGGCCGGCTGCGCGCATCACGGCCGCAGCGAATGGCCAGCACGCTCTCGTCATCGCCAAACCGCGCGCAGTCCACACCAAAGATAACCGGATCGGTTGGAAGGCCCTGTGGTACCGCGCGCCGCCGCGCGCTTTCGGCCAGGTCCTGCGGAACGAACTGCATCGTGCTGCTCGATGGAAACTGGCCGCGCACCCGCACGCGCACGATATCGCTGTCGGGGCCATAAGCGGCCACCAGTTCATTGAGGTAATCGGTGTTCACGCCTTCCACCTCGCGCGCGTCGATCTGCGCTGTGCACCACAAGTTCCTGTACTTGCCAAAACATTCGCGAAACGCACCGGTGTTCTGCGTCGGATTGCCGAAAGCCAGCCAGATCAACTCGGTATCGGCATCAGTCAGTGCGCCCAGCGCCACTTCCCATACCTTGTCGGCGATGCCCGATGCCTCGTCGAATATCAGCACGATCCGCCGGCCCATGTTGTGCAGGCCCGCAAAGGCTTCGGTATTGTGCTCGCTCCACGTCACCAGATCGGCGCGCCACGATGCGCCGCGGCCCGGCACCGTCGATGCCAGCGCGCGCCGCGTCTGGGCAAACCAGTCTGCGGTCAGTGCCAGTTGTGCCCATTTGGCGATTTCCGGGCCGGTCTTGGTGTCGAGCTGGCTTTCGGTATTGGCTGTCACCAGCACGCGCGCGTCAGGGCAGGTATCCAGCGCCCATTTCACGATCATGCCCACCAGGGCCGATTTGCCGATGCCATGGCCCGATGCCCGCGCCAGGCGCAGTGGCTTGTGCCGCGTTGCCGGGTCAGCGAGATGCGCACCGATCTCCTGCAACACATCGCGCTGCCACTGGCGTGGTCCAGCCATCCCCACAAGCGGCCCCTGGCCCCACGGATAGGCAAACAGTGCATGGCCCAGCGGATCATGCGTGAACGCCCCGATCGCCTCAGCCAGATCCGCAGATTTCTTCGCCATCACCGCCCTTTCAGAACCCGCGCTCGCGCGGCGGCCAGTCGCTCGCTCCAGTCCTGGCCTTCGCCAGCCCCCGCGCTTTCGCCGTATTTCCCCGGTGCCCATTTCGAGAGCAGTTTCAATCGCGTCTCCACCCGCAGGCGGGCGCGGGCCACGTTGTCCGGGTTCTTTGCAATGGCTACGGTGCCATCTGCCTTTTCCTTTCCGATCGTGTCGCCGGTATCGTCATCGGCAATTTCCAGCGTTTCTTCGGCAATCGCCTCGAACCCGGCCTCGCGCGCCAGCGCAAAACGTCGGGCAAAGTCGCGATCTTCCATGCGCCATCGCTGCACGGTTGCCGGCGAAAGCTGGTGGCGCCGGCACAGCTTGCGCAAGGTGATCCCTTCGGCCAGGCCGGTCAGCAGCAGGTCTTCCAGCGCTGGGTCGCGCGCCGCCTTTCTCGCTCGCGCCATCAGCCCAGCACCCGGCCGGCCTTGTAGGGCTTGCGGTCGGTTGGCCGCGGGGTCTTGCTGGTCGGCGTGTGCGTGCCCTTGGGGATGTGCGGCGTGTCGACGTGCATGTTGGCGGCGCGCGCCGTCCTTTCGCCCGTGGCAACGATCTCCACGATGCGAAAGCGCTGGAACCGCTCCACCCGGATCAAGCCCTTGCGCTCCAGGCGCTTGACCATCACCGGGCCCATCGAGCAGGAATTATAGCCACATAGCATCTCGATATCGATGTTCGTGGGGCAGGGCAGCCCGGCCTGCGCCGCTTCCGCCAGTGCGCGATAGGTCGTGCGCTCGGTCCAGGTCAGTCCGGCCAGGCAAACCTTGGCAGGGACGGTGGCATTGGCAGGGTTGGTCATCGGGATTTTTCCTTCGATGGGCACTCACGATGGCCTCGACCGGACAAGCCGCGCGCTGGTCCGTCGCGCCTGGGCGCGAAAGCGTGGAAGCCATCATGATCGTGTGTCTAGAAAGGCAGCTGGAACAGCCTCATAACCTTGGCACCGCGTGCGGAGGCCCCCGTCATGATCATTGGCCACACCAGTGCCATGCACATCGAGTATAGGAAAAATCCTAAATAGCGAGCATGGATGCCGCCAGTTTCGCAGTAAAAATGATAAGCTGCGATTCAAGAAAAGGAAAAATCCTTCACAGCCCTTGCTCGCTTCATCTGTCCGCGCATGGGGACTTATCCAAGGTGCACGATGCCCGATCCGATCACT